AAATTAATAGCGTCTTTACATGTTTCATTCAAATAAACCTGAAGATTAAATGTTTTATTGTTGTTATTGGATATATTTGTATTGTGAGTTCCATTTTTAATAAGTTCCATCATATTTTTCTGTTGTTCTGCCATAAGATTTTTAAACTCACTATTATCTTTTATAAGCATCATTATTATTTGTTTATCAGACGGTTCATTATGTATATTTATTATGTCATCGATTTTTGTGTTACATATTTTAGAATGTTTCCATATACCATTTCTGGATTCATATATTTTATTACAAATCTGACATTGATATTTTTTGATGTTAAATTCGTTAGCGATTGTTAGCTTTATATGTTTTGCTGTCAATAAGTGTCTATTCCAGTCGCCCTTTTTGCAGCATTTAAAGTCACAAGGTTCGCAATAAAATTTCTTGGTGTATTTTGATGTATTTTTGTCACTATTCACGTCCATATAAAGGTGACAGAAAAAACTTCTAAACCTTTTTGCAAAAAATATATGAAATTTTATCATAACGTCACAAAAATAATAATTTATGAAAATGAGAGCGTTTTCGTCACAAACGTCCAAAAATACACCCTTTTTCAAAACTTTTTTCAGGTTTTCGAAAATGGACATTTTTAAAATGTCCAAAATCCAAAACCCTTTTGGACTTTTGTTTTTACTTTGTTACTGAAAAAAATACCAAATATACTATGAGTTATTTTGTTATGAAGAATGCTCATATAACAGAATAAATAATTTACAGCAAGAAAAACACATCTAAGGATATAAAAATTAGTCATTGGATGATTCCGAAAGATTAGGTGCTGGGTTTCAAACAGTTTCTTTATATCTTGCACTAGGACCGCAAAGGTCAGCATGCTGTCTGTTAATATCAGCATAAGATAACGCGACTTGTTTTGATATAACATTTAATTTGGCAAATTTTTTGCATTTACCGTGACTTGGATTGTATGTAACAGAATTAATAAAATGAATACAATCGGAACAAGAAGGGGTTCCAATGTGTTTCATATTAGAGAATATAGGAAAGGAGGTTCTAAAGTTTATTTGCGAATGAGAGAAACGTGTAATAATTCTAGAGGGGTTTAGCATTTAAAGATAATTATATTTATAAATAATCTTTAAATTGTTTTATATTATTGTGGAATCATAATAGATAACTTAGACAAATTTTGTATATACTTCATAGTTTTTGCCTGATTTTCGGGGTTCATATTTTTAATAGGATTTCTTAAACGATCAATTGATTCCATAATTTTTTCGGAATTATCAGTTTTAGTTAAATCAGATGCATAATCTTTGGTAAGAAAGAAATTAATATCTCCATTATCGATTTGTCCTTTATAAGGATTATAAACATATTTAACCCAAATTTTAACTAACAATTTAGGATTAGCCTTTCTAATAGCTAAAAGAGAATTTTTAGCGGTTAAAATATCAGGGTCATCAGGAAAAACACTCTGAATATCGCTTACAAACTCAGCAAAGTGGTCATTAAATACTGTAACGAGATTAGTTGCCATATGTTTCTATTTAAAATATGCATTTTTCTTTAAATGATAATTTACGCAAAATATATTTCGTTTCTGTATTAAAAGGTCAAATCAAAGTCAAGTAATTTCTCTAAATATGTTTCAGTTTCTTTATAACCGCCAATAAAGACGTGTCCATCAAAAATCATAGGAAATGTCTTTTGTTCTTTTCCTGATAAAGTGTGAATATAATTTAAGAAGGCCTCTTTGTTTTCTAAAATAAAATCATCGCAATCAACAAGAGTAAACTTCACTTGTTTTTCTTTTAATAGTTTTTTAACATTAGTGCAATTAGGGCAGCCACTTTTGCTATATATTGTTAGTTCTCCTTTTTTAGGTTCCGGAATAATTAGTTCAATATCCATAATAGAACTGATTATTATGTTTTTAAATTTTATTTATGTTATTTATAATTAATACTTGCTAAATCAGCTTCCCGTTTTCGTTGTAGAGCCTCAACACTCGTTTCACCTTCTTTCATTTTATCGCCCTTATAATCGTGTTCATCCTGAGGTAATTTCATGCTTAAGTTCATAGAATCATTTAAAGAAACATAATTATGCATTTGTCTTAATCCTCCCTCGCCCTTAACACTAAGTTCAGTATCAGATTGGTCTAAAAAACTATAATTATCGGAAACAATTCCGCCGCCAAATCCACTAAATGAACCGAAGCCATCTTGAAAGTTAATAGGTTCCATATTATTTTGCGTGGCTTGTTTAACTTCTTGAGCTACTTGTGGTTTGAAAAAGCGATAAATTTCATCACCGTATAAAACCTTATAATTTTGATTTAATAACAATAAAGCAGGGACTTTTGTGACATTTTCAGGCATAATAATTTTTTGTCCATTTTGAAGAACAATAAAAACTTTACCACTAGGGTCTTTTACTCTTTTATCTATACAGATAAAATGAATATCTTTAACATTCTGAGTTTTAGTAACGGTTTGTAGTAGTTTTTTGGAAGGTTCGCAATAATTGCTATAGTATAAAATACAGCTCATTTAAAATAGCTTAAGTTTTTTTCAGTGATTTTTTAACTAATATTTATACTTTTAGAAAAAGTCTAGCAAAATACACTTTATATACTTTTCCCAAAAGCGTAATTTTGCTAGACTTTTCCTAAAAGTGTATAAAAAAAATTGAATTGTGTTTAATATAATATTAAATATACAATAATATATAGATATACAATGGCTAAAATTGTTGACTTAAAAGAAGAGGATGGACTTATGTCATTCACAATAACTAATGTAGATGTTAGTTATATAAATGCAGTAAGAAGAACAATATTATCAGATATTCCTATAGTAGTTTTTAAAACTATACCATATGAGGAAAATAAAGCAAATATAATGATAAATACAACAAGATTAAATAATGAAATTATAAAACAGCGTTTAAGTTGTATTCCGGTGTGTATTGCAGATGTGCAAGAAATGCCAATAAAAAATTATATATTAGAGGTGGATGTTGAAAATAAAACAGATACAGTTATGATTGTAACTACAAAGGATTTTAAGATACGTGATTTGGTAACAAACAATTATTTGGAGGATGGTGTTGTAAAAAAGATATTTCCGCCTTTTATTCCTCCATCTGGAAATGGTGAATATTATATTGACTTTTTAAGATTGAGACCAAGAATATCAGATGAAATTCCAGGTGAAAAAATAAAGCTAACGTGTGAGTTTTCAGTAAGCACCGCAAGAGATGACAGTATGTTTAATATTACCGGAACATGTTCGTATGGATGTAGTCCAGACCCAGAGAAGATAGAGGAACAGATAGCGATTCGTAAACAGAAATGGAAGGATGAGGGAAAGAAAGATGAGGAAATAAAATTCGAAGCGGCGAATTGGAAGTTATTGGAGGGATTAAGATATGTGAAGAAAAATAGTTTCGATTTTATTATACAGTCAGTAGGAATATATGAAAATGAAAAAATACTGGTAAAAGCATCAGAAATATTGTTAAAGAAGTTAGAAGTGTTAAAATTAAGTTTAGAACAAGACGAGATAGAAATAAAGGCATCAGATAGCACAATGGAAAATTGTTATGATATAACATTAGTAAACGAAGATTATACAATAGGAAACATAATGAATTATGAGTTGTATACGATATTTTACACAGACCTAAAGATGTTGGATTATGTTGGTTTTAAGAAGCTACATCCTCACGATACTGACAGTATGTTAAGAGTATCGTTGACAGATAAGACAAAGGGTGTTTCTGCAGTAAAGACAATGATGAAGTCGGTAATTGAAGAAGCAGAAAAGAAAATGAATGCGATAAAGGGTTGTTTTGATGGTTCGAGAAATGGTAGGTAATAAAAGTATTTGTATATATTGTTCGATAAATAATATATATAAAAATGGAACTTAAAGGGCTTTAAGTTGTTTTAATATATATTATTTTTTTTACAGATTTATGTTTAAATCAGAGGCCTATCGGTTTTAATAGTATCAACCATTCTTTTTCTCATATTATGGTTCAAACAGTACATTAGTAGCGACGGATGTAACTGGTTCACATATTTTATTACAACAGTGTTTGTTACAAATGAATTCTTAGGCTTCAAATCATTAATAAATTGCTCATGTATCTTAAACATATGAGTTCTATATTGGTCTGGATATTCTCTTAAAGGCTTTGTTTTTCTTATGTAACACGAAATATAATTCTGATGTAGCGTATTCGTGAACATATGAACTTGGTCTCTAAACTTAGACATATCTTCTTTCATCTCTGGATAATATTTCAAAAAATCGGGTAATTTTCCAGCGTGTCTTAGAGCGAGATACTGATATTGTAACTTCGGTTGATTGCCTCTCAAATGACGAACCTCTTCATAAATGGGATTACGGAATTTAGTTCTTTCACCTGTTTCTGTATTTTTAACGACAACCCCTAAAATATCATACGATGTATTTGCAGAAGCGAATTTTTCAATCAATTCAGTATAATTTGTAAATTCATATTTTTCAGGAAATCTAATTCCAGTCATATGCCAACACACGCTATTACTCACTTCATCCAAGTTTTCCTGCATAACAGAAATAGAATCGTTCGTTTGAACTATTTCATATACTGAGACCAAATATAATTGTGGGGTTTTAAATGGAACAACAATTCGGTTGTCAGGGTGCTGTAAAACAAAACTATAACAGAACCTAGGATTTAGAGTTTGAATGTTAAATTTATTGGCAATACACGCATCCATAAACATTTCATTGAATGTTTTCTTTGACCATTTATAAAATGACACTTCTGCTCCTACTGTGTTGCGAGTTGAAATCTGCCAACACCCAGTAGCTCCATAAATTGGGTCATAAAATACATTAATCATTGTCCCTTCAATAAATTGTTCAGCAACAATTTTATCAGTCTTCAAAGGATATTTGTTCATAAAATTTTCACCAGACATAGATTTAGGTGGAGCAAAACTAACAATTCTTGGTCCTGACATTATAACAGAGCGCAATAGACCATATGTTGAACTTAAGTCATTTGATAAAAACTCTTTATTATATCTAATAATAGAATAAAGTTCATTTGCTTTAGTAGAATATTTGTTAACGGAATAATACTTGTCAAATTCTTGTCCGTTTTCTCCTGTTTTTACAAAATTATCGAAACCAGGAACACTGGATAAATTATATGATACTTTTGAAGCCATATGTTGTAATAAATATACGAGTTGTCTTTAAACTAATAATTTATATATACTTTGAGACTGTGTATTTTATTAATTATTGGAATATTATTTTGAGAATTAATGATTTATAAAAATTTCTACTATAAATATAAGATGTCAGAACAAATTAATTTGGAAGCAGAAAACGAAAATATAAAAGACATTCAGGATGAAAATCCTAACCCAAATCCTAATCCTAATGTTTTAGAAGAGGAACCAATAGAAGAAGAATTAGTAGTTCCTGAAGAAGAGGTCATTGAAGAAGATGTCATTGAAAAAAAACAAGACGTAATATTATTAAAATTAGGTGATATTATTTTGATTTCCGACCCCACAAATGAAATATTAAATGATAATGTATTTTTAATTGAGTATATTGACCCTAAAAAAATAAAATTAATCAATAGTGAAACATTTGAAAAAACGGTATTACAAATTTCTCCAGACGGTCTAATTGGTGACGGAAACATAACGGGTATTAAGGTAATTAGTAGCAACCCTGAAAGTGGATATGCAAGACAGAATGAATTATTACCAAGAACATGGGTAAATATATATTTTGGAGGAGATGAACCAACTGTTATTACTGGTGAAATTACTAATTTAGAGGAGGATATGATTGAAATTAGAACAACAGATGATGATACTATATTTATTAATTTTAATTATCAAGGTATACCTGAAGACTTGCCTATTGAAACCTTTGAGATTAGACCAGCTATAAAGAGGAAACAAGAAGAAATGGAAGAAATGGGAGAAAATGACGAAGTTAACGCAGATGAATTGGTAGAACTAGGAGAAGCTGAAGCACTAGAAGAAATGAAACAACAATATCCTATGAAAGAAGGTAAAGTTACTAAGGCAGCTGTAAAAGACAAAATAAATAGAATGTTCTTTGATATAAATGATTTGGATTTTGGTGAAGTTATTAAAGTGGAAGAATATATAAATATTGATAAGGATAAATATAGATATAGCATTGAAGCACAAACAAATGATTTGCTAGAAGAAATGATTTCAGGTATTCCAAATTCCAAGCGAACTAACAATGTTTTGAATAGTATTCATATTATGATAACCCGTTTTCTTCAACTAAGAAAAATATCATCAACATTTGACACAAATAAGAACGTAAATGGAATGATAAAAATAACAGCAGATGATAGACCATTGGCGGAATATTTATCGGAGTTTAAAAATACTTTGTATTGGATTATGATGGTAGCAAAAAATGTAAAGAAAATGTATTCGGAGGATTTTGAAAGTGCGCGCGATGACGATTATGAAATTATTGATGAAGATAGAGATCTGTTAGAAATGCATACATTGTTTAAAAATTATAAGTCCAATAAGAGCGTAGAAGGTCAAAATAAATACTCGAATTTATATTATTCTTTGGACCCATATTTAACCCCATTTTATTCTGTCGAACAAGGAGCAGTGGAAGATGTATTTACGAAGCCAAATGGCATAATAATTGAAGCAAATGTAGAATCAAATATAAATGCAATTGTAGACAATCTTGGTAAATTATATTCAAATGTGGTGACAGGTTCGGAAATAATTACAAGAAAATTTGTGATACAAAGATATAATCTAGGTCAAGATAAATTAGAAGCATCAACGTTAAAGGGTCCAAAAATGATAGCACATCGTGTTAAACTAACCCAAAATGACCAAATATCAATCAATTCCATAGTAACACTACCAGAACCAACAGTGCGTTTTTCACAAGTAAATTTGCCCGGAACTAATTTGTTAGTTAAGGCTAATTTAAATATGCATTTTTTGAATTATTGGCAACTACTAAAACAAAATACACAGTTGACGCCTATTACAATTGATGGATTAGATAATGATATAGAATATGATGATACCAATTTTATTGATAATATTAAACAATATATATTGGATTTATCTGAATATGATAAGCCACCTGACCTAACTAATTTGGATATTTATAAGATATTTTTGAGAACAATCATTCCAAAAATCCGTATATTATTTAGTCTCGTTAAGAAATACATAAAAGGTCGTCTATCATTAGTTGATGTGGTAAATTATTTGGAACCGTTTATGATTTATCCGTTTGATTTAACGTATACGCAATATAAAGAAATAAACAGTTTTATTTATGAAAAAATAGCAGACTACAATAAATTATACAAAGAATATAGCATAGCATTTTCGTCTTTAAAATACATAAAGTCCAAGACAACTAATCCTGGTAAGGAAGCTAAATCCTTATATATTTATAATAACGAATTGTTTCAACTATTGGAAACCAATAATGATGTTGGATTGAACATAAAGATTTTAGAGTATTACGGATTTGAAACTCCTGGTAGTATGGAATGTAGTGGTTCTGAGTTTTTAAAAAAAATAACATTGGCTGATTATGGTAATTTATACAATACAGCAGTATCAATAACTAACATAAAATTAATGTATCCACGTGGTTTATCGACTGTTTTTAGTGACGATAAGGCAGAATTAAAATCTATAATGGAAAAAGATAAATCACAAGATAAATGCTCTACGTATATAATTGCGAAGAAGTACTATTCAATGGATGCGTTAACGGAAGATAATGAAAAGCAAATATATTTTGATAAGGAGTTTGATACCACTAATTACGATTTAATTCAAGAAAAATACAAAAAACAAAGAGATGAACTAACAAGTGAGGAACTAATATTATTTTTGACGGATGACCTAAAAACTCGTTCAAATATGGATGAAGCTTCAGCCGAATATATGGCAATAACATTAGTAAATCAAGCGAAACGAGTTAGAGAAGGTGATTATGCTTTATTAGTAACAACAGAGGATGGTGGGGAAGAGGCTAATACATTAGAATATTATGTAAGAAAAGATGATATTTGGGTTTTAGAAAAGGATATAGACCCAAATGCATTCATAAAAGACGATGAGATTTTGTGTAATATGGAATATTCGTGCATATATAATCCAGCTGAAAAGAGTGAAGATAAATGTGAATCGACGGAAGTATCAAAGGATACTATTGTAAATAAGGCTTTGAAAGATATAATAGACCAATTTGATAAGAATTATGATATTTCAAAGGAAGAATTAAATAATAAAATAAGACAACATTTGGATTATTATTATAAGATATTTGATAGGCTCCAAGCAGTTAAAAGAACGCAATTTTTCAAATATAATAATCAACAGTATAATTTGGGATTATCGATTTCTGAAGAAGTTAAAGAAAGAGTTGTATCTCCATATGTTAAGCTCAGAGATTTAATAATGGGTCAAAACGATTTTGTAAAGAAACAGACAGATATATTAAAATTTGTTTCTTTATATTGTCGTGACGGAGACAGTGAAATACCAAATATACATGATGGTGAGATGGAGGATGAATGGTGGTTATATTGTGTAAAGACCGGCACAAAATTGTTACCAAGATTTGTTTACATTTTAGCAGACACATTTATAACAAAAAATAGCAAATATGATGATGTATTAAATGAATTGAAGCGAAAAATAGGAAAAAGGTCGGATAATGGCGATGCTTGGGTAGATGAACATAGTGGTGAGGTGATATGTTATATAGACCAAGATGTATCAGAGGGTTTTAAAGATGGATTTGTAGATAGGAGTAGAGATATTATAGAAAAGGATGTAGGAGAAACAATAATAGAGAACCAAAAAGAAAAAAAGGATAAAAAGGATAAGCGTTTAAGTTATGAAGGTGAATTAATTTCGAATATAATAACGAATTTGTCATCAAATATGGGAATAGATATAGAACAATCAAGAGATTTTATCATAAAAGTGGTATCAGAAATGATGAATGACACTAAGATAATAGAAAAGGAGCCCGCATATAAAAAGAGGGAAGAAGAGGCCGCAAAAAAGAACAAAAGGATTCCAACATATTCAACATTATTTAGTTCAACATTGTTGTATTTGACACTAGGTGCTTACTTAATAGCAGTTCAAACGAGTATTCCATCAATAAAGACACGTAAGACAGCTCCTGGATGTGTGCGTTCATTTACTGGATTTCCATTTGAAGGCGAAGGTGATGATAGTGGATTAAATTATGTAGCGTGCGTTGCATTAAAAAGTAGAGACACAACAACAGTTCCTTGGAATGTTCTACCTAAGACCGAAGAAAAAATAATAGTAACATTGAAATCATTTATAATACGTTATTTATTACCAAATTCAGAAGTAGACCAAAAGATAAAGGAAAAAACGGAATATTTATTAACAAATCCAATAGAAGATATTCCGGAAGAATATAATTTGAACAAATGGACAAATTTCCTTCCTCCTTTAAGACGATTTCACGTTAAAAATTTGGTAAACGTAACAGATGGGTTTACAGAGGAACTACAAAATGAATTATATACTGGAAATTATAAGCAATTGGAAAAGTTGTTAGTTATAGATTCGAAAATAATAGCATTTTCTTTGGCAATTCAAGAAGCTATACAGAAGTTGGTTGAGAAGAAGGAACTATTATTAAAGTCAGCAGGCCAATTTTTTATGGATAATGCGTGTTGCAATGAGAAGGGAAATAATACAGTTACAACATTGCAGTACTTTATAAATGAGGACAAAAACATAGAATATTATAATAATATTGTGCAAAGTTTGTCTTCGCTAGTTCACGATATAAAGCTCTTAACCCAAAGCGCAATAATGTTGTCGGAAGTTAATACAAAAAGAACATATCCAGAGATTTCCAAGTCATATAGTGAGGAAACAATTTATCACGCATTTATAACATTATGTAAGTTCCAGTCATCAATTCCATTATCTGAAGAATTAGTGAAAGTATGTATTGATAAGCCAGACTATTTAAATAAGATGGACACAATACAGGAGAAAATAGCAAAATTAAAAAGAGATGGTAGAAATTATACAAATGAAGAGTTTTTAAGATTATTTCAAGTAGTAAGTAGAAGTAATATCATAAAAATGTCATTATCAACAACAAATACTTCGTGTATAGAACAATTAAATAAGTTGTTAGTAATGTTCGATAAAGAAAATACTGAGGATGTTCCAAAGGCTTTAACCCAAAAGTTAGAAAATCTTGTAGAAAATTCTGATGTTAGTTTGGAAGAGGATACAAAAGAAATGAGAGGATTAAAAGATTATTTACAAACGTCTATAGATAAAATGAGAAAGGAATTAATAGATTTCATAAAAACAAAGGGTAAAATAGGCAGTGTGGAATTAAAAAATACGACAAAGTTTTTAAATGAACTAACAAAGTGGAAATATGATGAAAATCCGAGAAACGAAAATATAAAGATAGATGATGATGGAATGTATAATTACATAAATTTTATGAAAAATTTCATATCGTTATTTGCTGTAGTATTTCCTGCAATGATAATTAATCAACGAATGCAAAAAATAGAACCACCAAAATATTGGGGTTTATCAAAAGACCACTTAAATGAGGTAAAAGAGATGGTAACTACATTTTATACTCCAATTGAAAAATTTTACGGAAGCAATACAATCAATAATGTATTAAATGAAATAAAGAATAAATGTAGAGGTATTTATTTGTTGTCTAAGAATACACCTGTACTAACAAATATAAAGATAGGAGAAAGGGTAGTGTATTCAGTGTTTGATAAAGTAACAGTAACCTTATTGTATGAGTATTATTTTTTCAGCATAATGAGCGATTATATAACTTTAACAAAAGACCCATCAATGGTAACAAGGATGTTAATAAATCCAGACAAAGATGAAGATGACTTATTTAGTGCAGATTTCTTAATAGAACAGCAACTTAGATTTACGGAAACAGAGCAAGAGTTTATAGAAGGGGATGTAATGAAATTAAAACAGGATGTAGCAAAATTATTGATGTCATATTTAAGTATAATGATGCGGTCAAAGAAAACTGTAAATGTGTCATATAGTGATGTAGAAGATACAGTGTTTAAATTGAAGGAAGCCGAGAAATATGACTTTACTGATAGGTTGAAAGATTTAACAGATGAGGGTAGAGAGGTAGATAATATATTAAAGTACAATAAGTTGGGACCGTTGTATAGTTTAGGATTATCAAAAGGAATAAAAGAATATGACCCTAATAATTATGATCACGATAAGAAAGTGGCAGAAAGAGTTTCTGAAATCCAAAATAGATTAAAGAGACAGAGGGGAGATGATGCAAATATTGATATGGATTTAGATATAGATGATGCTATAGATGAAATGAATGTAGAGAAAGAAATAGATGAAGATATAGCAATGGATATGAATCAAACCGATGATTATGATGATGGTGACCCGTGGGGAGAAGAAACGGAAAATAATGGAGATTATGATTAATATACTTTTGAGAAAAGTATAGCAAAATTTATACTTTTTATACTTTTGAGAAAAGTATAGCAAAATTTATACTTTTTATACTTTTGAGAAAAGTATAGCAAAATATATAAAAATAGAAGAAATATATTATAAAAAGTAATAGTTATAATATATATGTTAAGAACATTCACAAGAAATAATACGACTTTAGTATCAATAATAATATTTGTAATAATTTTTGGAGTAGTTCAGTTGTCTCGCCCAGCATTTTTATATAACAGAGACGGTTCAATAAGAGAATTTGGCGTGGGATACAAAAATAAAACAATATTGCCATTATGGTTGTTTTCAATAATTTTAGGAATATTGTCTTATGTTATTGTCTTGTATTATTTGACATATCCTCAATTAATTTAGAAATAAGGTTGTATAATTATGATGCTACATATGTCGTCGAATTATTCAATTCTGCTTGTTTATCGGCATCTTCTTGTTGTTGAATATATGCATCGTGGTCTGACTTTATTTGGTCCACACTTTTAATGCAACCTCTTGTCGCTAAATTATAATATACAATTGACGAAATCAATATTGCTGTGTAAATATACCAAAGAGCTTCACCTATATTGTCTTTCAATACAACTAAATCTAATAATTGCTTTTTGATGTCGTTATTTTCATAAGCACCAGGAATCATCAAAGCTTTTAATACATCCCATATTTCTAGAAAATTATCTGGGTTCATTTGATTTATTAATATTGATTTGTTTCCACATATCTTGATAATTGCTTCAGCTGCTTGAGTTAAATCTCGTTTCTTAATAGGATCACTAGTTTTTTCAATCATTTCATTCAAGTCTGAACCCAATAATATAGACCCGAATATGTCATTTGCACTTCCAGATACAACATAATAACCGATTACATCCGAAAATGCGCTTTTAAATCCAGGAAAAACTATCAACACAGCTAACATCACGCCAAAAATAAGTATCCAAGGAATAAACGTAAATAATGCGGCGGCTCCAATATTTTTATCTAAAGAACCACCGCATTTAGACATTAAATAACTGCTATTTAAGAAAAACTGACTGATAACAACTACTCCTAGATAAAACGCTAAACTTTTTAAAGTTTTGCTGTAATAATTTGCTTTACTTTCATCGTTCACTAAATCACTAAGAGACAACTCAGGTTTCCCTATACTTGGAGAAATAAAATATAAAATAGTTATTATGGTGAATATTAACAATGAAATTAACGATATATCCATATATAGATAATTGGTATAATTTTTTTTTGTTTTTTAAAGGTATTTAATAATGAGCTCTTTTGACAATGAATTTACAAAACCGATGTTAACTGAACCGGGAGTTAAATACTTTTTAAATGAGACTTTAAAACAGTGCCATAAATTTAAGGAAAAACATCAAAATATGATATTTAATATAGGGTTGCTAATCGGGTTTTTTATTATTTTAGGAATATTATTACTGTATAAATACAAAGGTAAACTAACACCAGAAGAAATTGAACAAAAAGAACACGAAAAGAAAACATATATTTTATCTAAAATTAGAAACTACCAGGATGCTAAAGTTAAAGCACAGCAAGAACTAATTACTGGACTTCCTCATTGGGAAAATGAATTTGATATTATTAATGATACTCCTATTAACAAGATTACAAAAAGTTTAAACCGTTAGAATAAATATATCAATATATTTTATAATGACTGAAGAAAAACAAACACTTACTCCTATTGAAGCAATTGACGAATTTTACAGACTAAAAGATAAATATGAAACAAGTTATTATGAAAAATATGTGAAACCTATTGTTAACAATTCACAACCAAAAAAACAAAAACGCGTTGCTTTTTCTAGACTTCCCAAAAATGAATGTATAAATTGCAAAAGAAATGTAGGAACCATTTTTACTGTTAAATATAATAAATCAGAATATATAAGACAATTTATTGCTAAATGTGGTGATTTTCAAGATCCTTGTCCATTAGATATACAAATCAATTATAGCGCTAGACAAACATTTTCACATGATATTAATTTTGAGTTAAATAACGTAGACAAATTAAAATTAAAAATTATAAAGGAAAAAAATAACGCTCTCTTCTTTAACAAAGATGTTATAAAATTGTTTGAAGAGATTACTGCCGAACTCAAAGACATCATGGAACTCACTGGCCAAACTATTGAAACAAATATATTAAGAAATGATAATCCTGAAAAACATGCATTAATTAAGAAAACAATAGACGAATTTGGTAAGGGATGTATAATGCCATTTAAACAAATGATCCGAGAGTTTAATGAAACTAACAATGAATTAATTTTAAATCAAGCGGTCAACTTTTATATTAATGAAATGATTCCTAAATTAAAGGATATACAAGAATTAAAATATGAAGTCAATTTTGTTGAATATTATCCACAAGAACAATTGTTCAAACTAATTCAAATGCCTACTTCTTTAGAGAGTAATGAAAATACTTTTAAAGAGGATGATAAGGTTGTTAAATTTATAACAGGTGTCAGAAAGGATAAAAAATCTAAAACTAAGAAGGTTATGGGTGTAGTTACAAAAAAAACAAGAAAACTTAGACCTACTGGTGATTTAGTGATTGAAGAAGATGTTGAAGAAGAGGT